GCAGTGGATCGGCCACACCCACGACGGCCCGCAGTTCATGCTGATGACGCGGACGTCGTCGAACAGGCGGTCGGCGGGCAGGATGGTCGCGGCCTGGTAGAGGCCGCCGGGGGAGGGGTTGGCCAGGGGCGGCCGGTAGATCACAGCCATCGGGGTCTCTCCAGGGATGTGGGAGGGGTCCGGCCGGGCAGCGCGGTTTGGGGGCAGCCACACGATGGGAAGGACGCGCGTGACCAGACCGCGCCGCCCGACCGGAGAACAGGGAGCCCAACCCTTCGGAAATTCCGAAGGGTTGGGCTGTCGGTCAGTTCGGCGCGCCCGCGGTGGTCTGCGCGACGGTGACCTCCGGCGAGGTGCCGCCGGTCAGCGCGTCGGCCGTGGTGATCGCACCGACGTTGGTTGCACCCAGCGCACCCACGAACGTCACCGTGTAGGGGCCGCCCGCGCTGCCGGTGACCAGGACGTTGCCCGCCTTGATCGTCGACAGCTTCGCCAGCGCGGCCTGGACGACGGCCGCGGTCGCGTTGTAGGCGATCGGGTCGGTGGTCTGGCCACCGAACGTCGCGGTCCAGGTGCCGCCGGTCGGGGTGCCGGTGATGGTGAGGGTCTGGACCTCGTTGACCGACGCGGTGCAGGTGATCGACTCACGAGCACCCACCGAGCCGTCCACGCACAGCGGCACAGTCACGATCTCGGAGGTCTTGCACCGGTTGTCCACCAGGTACTCGTCCTCGGTGAAAATCTCGGTGTACCGGTTCTGCTGCAACTGCGCCTTGTCGTACAGCGTGCCGACCTCGATCACGTTGGCGAGGTGGCGGTACCAGGCACCCGACGGGTACATCAGGACCTGCGCCGAGGTGGGCCAGAAGATCGACCCGGTCGGCAGCTGCTGCCAGTGCGACACCCACTGGATGCGGATGTTCCGATCCGACAGCCACGCATCCACCTGCGCGTCGGTCACCGACTTGACGTCGCGGCCCTGCTGCATCGCCATATCCGCGGCCGCCGCCTTCAGGACGTGCGACGGCGCGACACCCTCGATCAGGGCGTTGTGCGGCAGGCCCTCCTGCTGACGGATCAGGACGGCGCGCAGTGACAGCGCGTTCAGCAGCGAGGTCGACGCACCGAGCGGGGCAGCTGCACCGGTGAACACGATCGGGGTGGAACCCGCGATCATGTCCTGGATGGTCCAGGTGTGCAGCTTGATCAGGTGGGCCTTGGTGACCTCCTGCATGAACCGAGCGATCAGCTCCGGCCAGCCACGCCGCTGGAGGATGCCCGCCGTCACACACAGGCCGATCGCCTCGGCGCGGATCTCTTCCATGGTGGTGCACGGGATCTCGATGCACGGCTTGGTGGGGTTGCCCATCAGCTCGGCCTCGGTGTACCGGAACGGCAGAGTCGCGTACAGCTCCGAGAAGTCGGGGTCGATCGGGCGACGGACGCCACCACGCTGGATGTTCATGTCTGGCAGCGAGATCAGGCCCTCGGCCGGATTCACGTCGCAGAACGTGTAGATCGTCTCGCTCGGCGAGCACCACCCGGCGGCAGCGGTGAGTGCGCCTTCGGCGTTGTGCTGGGCACGCGTGAACGTCGACTCCGCAATGATCTTGTCGACCTCGGCGGCGATGACGTCTTCATCGTCGGAGACGATGATCCGGTCACCGTGGTCACGCTCCAGCGTGGCCAGAGACATGGCGGTCATGTCGGCGCGGCCGTCGACGGGACGCCGGTTCGCGCGGATCGTGGAGCCGGGCGCCATGCTGTCGATCGCCGCCGCCAGCTCCCGGAACCCGACCAGGCCCGCCGCGTACTTGGGCACGTTGGGCTGCATCCGAAAACCGATCTCGGCTCGCGGCGCGGTCGCGGCGGCGTTGCGGCCGGTCGCGGCACCGAGGCCCTTGAACGACACCGGCCGCTGCGCGGCAGCGGTCACCGGGGCCGCGGCCTCGGCGGTTGCCTGCTCGGCCTCGGCGACGACCTCGGCCACCACCTCGGGCTCCGGCTCGACGGGGGTCTCCGGCTGGGCCGAGGTTTCCGGCTCGGCCACAACCTCGGCGCGGGCGTTGTGGGCGTCGAGCATCGCGCGGGCCTCGTCGGCGCGGGCGGTGTCCTCGGCGCGCACCACGTCGATGCGCTCGGTCAGGGCAGTACGCGCGCTGGTCAGCGCCCGCATCGCGTCCATGATCTCGGGGGTGATCGTCGACGCGTCGGAGGTGTCGACATCGGCGGTCGCCGCCTCGAACGCGGCGTCGGCCTGCGCAGCCAGCGCGGTCAGCTCGGCGAGGGTGAGACCTTCCAGGGTCTCGGGGAGCTTGAACTCCATGATCGGGGGTCCTCTCAGCACGGTGATAGGTGCTGGGAGGCCCGCAGCCATACCCCAGTCCGGTACTCGACTGGGAGGCCCGCAGCCATACCCCGGTCGTCTGCGGCGGAAAGCTAGAGAACCGGGGTGCAACGGCCGGGTCGGCGAATACGATCACCCTCGTGAAATGGGGGACACGCTGGGAAAACAGGGATATGTCCCCCGCACCGATCAGGAGGACACCCACCGTGAAGGTTCGACATCTCATCCCCGCCCTCGCAGCCAGCGCGCTGCTGGTGGCCGGATGCTCCGACGACACCCCGTCCAAGCCGGTTTCGGCGCCGGTGATGCCGGCGTCCAGCCAGGCGAGCACCGCGGCGAGCACTTCGGCGAAGACACCGGGCGTGTACGCACCGACCGACGTCGGGGTGTCGAAGTCGACGGGGGTGGAGGTGTCGATCCTGTCCGTCGAGGACGTCGTGTCCCGGTACGGGCCGGTGTCGGTGTTCACGTTCCAGCTGCACAACGCGGGCGACAAGGTGTTCGAGGGCTACAACTTCCCGACGCCGACCCTCGTCTACGGGGCGGCGGGTTCACCGGCCGAGCACCGGGTGTCGATCTCGGAGGGCTACGGCGACGGCGTGAAGGGCGCGGTGCCGCCCGGGTCCCGCCAGACCGTGAAATATGCCTATGACGTCACCAAGGACAAGCTGTCCCCGGCTGTCGTGTCAGCGGGCAGCGTGATCTGGCAGGGCGATTTCTCGACGTTCCAACGCTGAAACGCGTAGGCCCCCAACCAGGTTGGGGGCCTACATCGTTTAGGTGTCGGCTTCGACCGCGGCCAGCGTCCCGCCGCCGATCGCCGTCAAGGTCTGGCGGGCCTCCATCTGGTTCATGTATGGCCCGTACTGCTGGCCGTCGGGCCCGGTGACCAGCCACCCGGTCACCCGCCGATACGTCCGTCTACCGGCGGCGGCGGGCTTGCCGCACCCGCACCCCATCAGGCACTCACCTTCACGCCGCGCGCGGCGTGGTTGGCGCGGATCAGATCCGCCCACGCGCGGGTGCGGTGCTCGGCGATCAGCTTCGCCGCCGACGCCGCGCGGGCCTGCGCCTGCTGCTCCTCGGCGAAGCGTCGGACCGCACGGTCGGCGACCTCATCGAGGACGTTGGTGTCGACGTGTGCGCGCGACCAGCGCGGCGCGACCGACGCCACCAACGCCAGACCACCTTCCCGGTCCCGATGCCGCGACATGATCGGGAACCCGGGCACATTCACGCCACACGCGGCGATCAGCTCCGGCTTGCCGGTCGGGTCCGGTTCCCAGTGCCCCGAGTGCGGTGTACCGAGCGCCTGCCGGATCATGTGCTCGTCGGCCTCGGGGTTGAGCACACCAGCCACCCAGATCCCGGTGTTGTCCTCCCCGGCGCGCACGAACGCCCACGCGGTGCCGATGTCCTCGTAATGCTCGCGGGCAGCGCGGATACCGCATCCGGCGCGAGCATGGCCGCCGCCGACGGTGAGCCGCCCGACGGCCAGCCGCTCCCCGGACTCCAGCAGCACATGGGACTGGTGGAATTCGTAGTAGCCGGACGCGGACCGGTACGGGTTGACTCCCTTGCCGCGGTGCAGGCTGCGCCAGGTCGCGAGGTAGCCGCGGACATGCCCGTCGGCGGTGAGGTGGATCGGCACCTCGTCGTCCAGGTGCGGGTCCTGGAACAGGGCGGGGTCGTAGCGGGGCTGCTCGATGATCCGTGGCGCGGCGGTGAGCGCGGGCGCTACATGGTCGATGTCGGCATCGGCGAAAGTGATACTGGCGTCCCGGAACTCCGGCACGCTGACCAGGGTGGTGGCGACGATCTCGGCCACGTCGATACGGAACCCGATCCGCTCACCGTCCATCATCAACGCCTCAGCGGTGTCGGAAGGGATCGGGTTGCCGGCGGCGTCGGTCATCACCTCGGTGCGGCCGACCAGCTCCACCGACGGCCGGGTCACTCCGGCTGCCACCTCGGCGGCGGCCTCGGCCGCTTCGGGGGTGTCCAGCCAGGTACCGACCCCGACGAGCCAACCGTCCTCGACGATCAGGGATTCGATCGCGGCGACCGTGTACGCGCCGTCGTGGCCCGGGGTGGCGGTCTTCTGCCACTTCATGGCCTGCGGCAGCACGGTGTCGACCAGCTCGACAGTCGAGCCGAGCATCCAGCCCTGAGTCCGACCGAATACCCCGAGGGGGATGATGTTCGCGCGGAACGTTTTCATGACGGGGGTACCTCCTGGGGGTGTAGCCGACGCGGCCAGCGCGGCATTGGCGGCGACCTCGTCCAGGACGACGAAGCACCGGCAGTTGATGACCTCGGACGGCGGCCCGAGTGGATCGCCGGGGTACTGGAGGGCGAACCCGCCGACGGTGAATTCCGCGCCCAGCTCGACGCGCTGCCCGTTCGCCTCCTCGTGGGAGTGCCGGACCCGGGAATCGTGTTGTGTGACCCACCGCTTCACCAGCCGCGGCGGTTCCTCACTGCTGGCACCGCGCACCCGGTCGACGGCCGCCCGTATCCGGTCGCGCACCCGCGCGGCCGCGACCCTGACCCCGTTGAACCCGGCCGCCGCCTCGGTCCGCGCGACCCGTGCGGCGAACGACCGCCACGTCCGCGACCGGGGGTTGGTCAGCTCGGTACGGGCCGCCGCGCGCTGCGCGGGCACATTCGGTCCGGCCTCATCCACCGCGGCCTGGACCGCGCGCACGGCTGCGGCCGGCGCCCCGAGTAGCCGATCCCGTACCGAGGCGGTGTGTTGGCTGATCCAGTCGGCGAGCTGGTCGGCTTCCGCTCCCGCGATACCGGCGAGCAGACCGGCGAAGGTGGGTAGGAAGACACCGTCGATCTCGGTCTCCCACAGGACCGCACCGGCGGCGACGAGCGCGGCCACGTCGGGCGGGATACCGCCCTCCGGCTCTGTCTCGGTGTCGGTGGCGGCGGTGAGCGACGGCAGCACGTCGGCGCGGACCCGGTCGAGCCATGCCGTCACCGACGCCAACACCAGCTGTTCGACCTGCTCCTCCAGGCTGATCAGGTTGGCGAGGATCGCGTCGTCGGTGTTCACCGGGCCCGCCCCGGGTCGAGCAGCGCCGCCGATGCCTCGGCGACGACCAGGCGCGCGAGCTGATCGGGCGACAGTTGCGCGGCGGCCAGGACGGTCGGGTCGGCGATGGCGTCCCAGCCGTCGATCAGGCGCGGGATGTCGTCGGCGTCGACCGGCCCGAGATGCCGGTGTGTGTCGACGGCGGCGACGCCACGCAGCTGGGCGTGGGTGGCGCGGGACCTGCGCCGGGTACCGGCCAGGCGCAGCGCCTCGTTGACGCACATGCGGACCGTGACCGATGCCGCCATCGCGGGCTGTTCGGGCGGGCCCTGTTGTGGTGCGTCGATCACCTTCGGGGCGTCCGGGGCGGCGTCGACGGCCGGGGCGGGGGAGGCGTCGGCGACGGCCGGGATCAGGGTTCGCAGCAGCGGCAGCAGGACCGGGACCAGGGTGGCGTCCCGTCGGATCTGGTCCCCGGCCCACGCCGTCAAACCTTCGCGCGTGGACAGGTCGTAGC